AACTTCAGAACGGCCACTGCGTCGCCTACAGGCTCTGATGGCACTAGCTTCCTCGCTACAGAAAACCGCCTCCAAGCTGATGGGCAAGTTTGGTGGTGCATTGACCTATAGGCGGGTTACCAGCGGCACCTACAACGCCTCCACAGGCGCGGTAACGGAGACGGCGACGGATTCTGCCCTGTTTGGCGTATTACAAGATGTAAACGCCCGTGAGGTCAATGAGTTGATTCAAGCCGGTGACAAGCGGTTGTTCATCGCTGCAACCGATCTAGCTGTTACGCCAAGTACCGCCGACCGCGTGATTATCAGCACCGTGTCGCATCAGATCATCACCGTGCAGACCATTGAGCAGGACAACCAGGCGATCACCTACGAACTGGTCCTGCGAGCCTGATCATGGCAAGACGCATCAAGATTGGTGACATTGGAGATTTCTGCGAAGGCAAGATGAACCAGTTGTTGCGTGTGGTCGTGCTTGAAACTGACCAACAGGTCAAGTCACAAAGTCCAGTAGACACTGGTCGTTTTCGGTCTAGTTGGGCAATTGGTGAAAATGCCACTGGTAATTACGACGCAGGAACTGGCGGATCGTTGGCACCAGTTGGCATCAATTATGCACCGGGTTATGAGCGTTTTGGCATCAGATACCACGTCCACAACTCGTTGCCATACGCTGACGCACTGGCTAATGGTCATAGCAGGCAGGCGCCAGAAGGATGGATAGACATCATTGCTAGGCAAATGACAAACCGTGCCAGACAACTGGCTGACACCATTGGGAGGCAAGACTAATGGCTGCATTGGATCTCAACGCAATCCGCGCCATTGTGGAAGGCAGACTCGCCACCGAACTAGCCATAGTGCCAGTCATTCCAGTGGTGTTCCATAACGTGGCATACACACCCACACCAGCCAGCACCTGGGCACAATGTTCTGTCAGCTTTGGCGCCAACAACTACATGACCATGGGCAGCACGGCTGGCGCCAGTAACAGCGTCATCGGTGTCATCGTTGTAAATATCTTCTCCGCCAAAGGTGTTGGCCCCGGCGCCAATCTCACTGTCGGCAAAAGAGTGCGGGACCTTTACAATAGAATTGTCGTATCCGGGGTTCGTTTTGATCCCCCAACTGGCCCAGAGGTGGTGGCCACGCCGTCTCCCGAAGGGTACTTCCAAACTCAGGTCAGAATGACCTTTGAAACCTTCGAGGATCTCTAACCATGGCTTTTTATCGAGGCGAACAAGGCTCCGTCAAGTTTGACGATGCTGGTTCTGCTAACACCACCATTGCATCCACTCGCGCATGGTCAATGACCATTGAGAAGGACGTGCTGGAAACCACCGTTCTGGGTGCAACCTACAAAGCCAACATTGGTGGTCTTGTTGCTGGTAGTGGCAGCGTTGAACTGATCTACTCTGCCAGTAGTGCTGATGAAACCAACGCTTTCATCAAGGCTGCCAACACGGTAACCGATCAAGGTGCGGCAACTTTTGAATTGTTTTTGGACACCACCGGCACTAAGAAAATTAGTTTTGCTGGTTTAATTACATCTGCTGACTACAGCGCCACAGTTGGTGAACTAGAAGTCATCACCTGTAATTTTGTGACCACTGGAACCATCACCACCTCCATCTGATCATGGCTTTCTATCGCGGCGAACAAGGCACGGTTTTCTTTGATAAGGATGCCGTTGGTGGCATTTCTGAGATCGCAGCAGTGCGGTCTTGGTCAATGACCGTAGAGAAGGATGTGCTTGAAACCACAGCCCATGGCGCGACTTACAAAGCCAACATGGGCAGTCTGGTTGCAGGCTCTGGATCCATGGAGGTGATGTACGACGCACCTGGAGCAGGTGACAAACTTGATCTGCTCAAGGAAGCTGGTACCGTTACTGATCCAGCCAACGCAAGTATCGAGCTTTATCTCGATGAAACTGGCGGCAAGAAAATTTCAGGTGACATCCTGATTACTTCTGCTGATTACAGTGCTACGGTTGGCGAGTTGGAAGTTGTCACAATCAACTTCGTAACCAACGGTACGATCACACTTGGTATCTAATGGCTGCTACACAACGCCCTGTTGATCTTCTCACCGGGGCTTTTGACCTGAATCAACGGCGTCAGTTCAACATTAAAAAAGAAGATGGCACTGTGGTGCTGTCGCTGTACTTCAAGCCGATCACCCGCGCCGACCGTAAGCGTGCGACTGCGCTTTCTGGTTCCGAGGAAGCCTTGGAGATCAGCACTCAAATGCTGTGCCAAATGGCTGAACTGGAAGATGGCAAGAAAGCTTTTGCACCAGCTGATGCGGCCAAGCTGCAACGGGAACTACCCGAGACAGTCTTGAACGAACTGGAACTGTTCCTGTTTGGCATTGGCGACGCTCAACCACTAGACGAAGTAAAAAACGACTAGAGGCCGACAACTGGCTGTTTTTTGAATTTTTCCTTGCTACCGAGCTAGGCAAAACAGTCAGTCAGTTGCGGCAGGAACTTACCGACGATGAGTTCGTCCACTTTGCCGCGTACTACGAGGTGAAGGCAAAGCGCGAGCGCGAGGAAATGGACAAGGCCAAGCGACGCAACAGGTAGACTGACACAAGAAAAGTGGTCGATCCGTGGCAGTAGCAACCGTTGATATTCAGATCAACAGCCAAGGTGCTGTACGGAGCCTGAATCAGGTTGACGTAGCTTCTAGGAACACTCAATCAGCACTGCAAAAGTTAGATGGTGTTGTTGGGTCATTGGCGGCCAGCTTTGCTGCTGGTTTTGCAATAAACAGAGTTATTAACGATGTCAAAGAACTAGATACCAACATTCGACGACTTGGAACAGTTGGCGTAAATGTTGCAAAAATTAATCCAGCACTTTCGGCGTTAAGCGATCGTTTGGGTGGCGTTGCCAACAAGGCAGAACTAGCTGCTGCCAGTTACCAGGCCGCATCGGCTGGCTTCAGTGATACCGCTGGGAATATCAGGATCCTTGAAGCCGCAACCAAAGCAGCTACGGGCGGTCTTGCCGATAACCAAGGCGTTACAGAAGTTCTTGTTAAAACGCTGAATGCTTACGGCATGAGCGGTACTCAGGCTTACCAAGTTACCGACAGCATTTCAAAAGCAGTTGAACTAGGCAACCAAGAATGGAGTGATTACGTTTCACAACTGGGACGCGTAGCAAGTATGGCGGCACTTGCTGGTGTTTCACTTGACGAAATGAATGCGTTTATCGCATCTGCCACAAAGAATGGCGCTACGGCAGAAGTGGCATTCACTGGCCTTAGTTCTGTATTGACGCAGTTACTACAACCAACAAAGGAAAGTCAAACTGCTGCTGCACAGCTTGGCATCCAATGGAATCTCATGGGTCTTCAGACCAAAGGTCTTGGCGGTTTGATGAAAGAATTGGCAGTTGCCATTAATAAAGATAAAGAAGCGGCAGCTCGGATGGTTGGGCCTACGGAAGCAATGCGCGGGGCGTTTGCTGCGGCATCCAAAGATGGCAAAGATTTTGAAACTATTCTTGGACAGATTGGCAATGCATCTGGAAAAACAGATGCAGATTTCCAGACTATGAAAGGAAGCCTTGAAAACACATTTAAGGCGCTAGATACATCGTTCAAGAACTTGAGTGAAGCGCTGGGTAAGGCTTTTGGCCCGACGCTTGTAATTACCATTCAAGACATAACCAAAAACGTGAATGGCTTTGCTGCTGCAATGAGTGCGGTCCCGCAGCCAGTCATGAATGCTACAGGTGAACTTGTAAAACTTATTGCTCAAATGATATTGGTGCAAAAAGCTATCCAAGGTGTCATTGGATTACATGTTGCATTTGTGGCGGCAACGACAGCAATAACTGGCTCAGTTGCTGCAAGCGGAACCGCAGCAACGGGCAGTGCCACCGCGTTTGCTCTTTACACTACTAATGCAAGAACACTTCAGGCAGCATCAATAGCAACCGCAGGATCCGTTACTGGATTAACTACCGCACTTCTCGGACTTGCTGGCATTGGAATTGTTACGGTTGGCATCAATTACGTCATAACACAAACCGGCGCAGTCTTAGGAAGCGCAAGTGCCGCAGAGAAAAGTTTGGCAGCCAGATCCCAGCAATCTTTGGCAGAACAACTCAAAGGCAAGACTGTAGAAGAACGTCAAAAAATGCTAAAAACAACGCAGAAAAATCTAGCCAATGATAGAAAACTGGCATCAACATTGGCCTTGCAAATTCGAGCACAAGACGCAAGAGCTGAGTCAGCTGCGGAAATGGCTGCGCCAGCCGATAGAGCAAAACTAATGGAAGTTCAAGCCCGCGTAAAAACAAACCAAGCACGAATCAAAGCGATTACAAGTATCCCATTAGAGAAACCTAAAAAGCCTGAGCTGCCTCCTACGCCTACTGGAGTAAGTGGAACTGGTGCAGGAAAAGACGAAAAGAAAAAAGCAAAAAAAGAGCGCGAAAGCGAGCTGGCGCAAATTCAGGCTGCCAATGGGTTGTTTGCTTCTCAAGAAGTCATCAAAGCGCGTATTGCCAAGGCCGAATACGATCAAAACCAATTGGAGGTAATGCGGTTACAAATGGTTGGCCGTGGGGTTGACCTACTTGCTCAAGCAGCTGCAATTCAACGTGAAAAAATTCCACAAGATGAAAAAGATGCAAAAATGCTTGGCGTTAGAAATGGATTAATTGCCAGTGAAAACCAGTATCAACGTGAAATTGCCCAATATGTTAAACAACAGCAAGAGCCACTCGATGCCATTATTTTGGCAAATAAAACTAAATTTGAAGACGATAAAGCGTATCAACGGTTGCTTGCTGAAGGCATTAATCCTGAACTTGCTCAACAGTATGTTGAGATTGACCGCGCTGGTAAGGCGCTTCAAAAATCACTTGAACCAGCAGTCGCTTTGGCAAAAGCAGCAGTGCTTGAAGCCGAAGCTCGCGGTATGTCAGCAGAAAAAATTGCCGAACTTAAAAAATCACTTGAAGACTTGCAGAAATTGCCTGGTCAAAAAGTTGACGAAGCAAAGAAAGGCGCCGAAGCAGCTAACCAACCTAAGAGCGAAGCGGAAAAAGTTGCAGAACGAATTGCAACTCTTAAAAAAGAAATTACCGGTCTTACAAGTATTAGCACCATGGCGATCACAGCCGCCGACGGCATTGGTGCTGCGTTTGCAAATTCATTCCAAAGTTTGATTCAAGGCAGCATGAATGCCCAAGAAGCACTGGCCAGTTTCTTTCAAAACGTAGCCAGCATGTTTATTGAAATGGCAATGCAAATTATTGCTAAGCAAATGATCATGATTGTTTTGCAAAGTATTCTGAAAGCACTTGGTGGCGGTGGTTCAAATCTCAATGCACCAGCAAATATAAACAATCCACTGGGAGATCTTGGAACCATTGGCGGTGCTTATACAGGCAAGGCCATTGGCGGTCCTGTAACAGGCAATGCCTCCTACATGGTTGGTGAGCGCGGTCCTGAAATTTTCACGCCTTCTACAAGCGGAAACATCACGCCAAACAACAGACTGCGCGATGTCATGGGCGGCAGTCCCGCCAGTGCAGGCGGTGGCCAAATGCTGAACATGACATTTGAAACCACACGCTTCGGCAACACTGAATACGTCAGCCGCGATCAGCTTGAAGCCGCAATGGCTCAGACACGCAGGCAGGCCGCCAATGACGGCGCAAAGCGTGGAATGGGTATGACATTGGATAAACTGCAACAATCACCTCAGACCCGTAGTCGCGTAGGTATCCGATGAGCGAACAGTTCCCAGCCATCAAACCTACTACGCGTAATTTTACGCTTGGTCAAATCCCAACAAAGATTTACCGCGCATTGTCTGGCGCGACTACAAAACGCAGCTTTGGCAACCGTGCCTACGGGTATCAGATCCAGTTGGAATTTGAGAACATTTCTGATGCCACAACCAAGCAGATTATTGATCACTACAACAATTCCAAGGGCGGTTTCGAGCGGTTCACCTTGCCGGATGATCTCTTTGCTGGTATGAGCACCACGCTTAAAGGCACGATCCAAGCGCCAACAGCAATCCAGTGGGAATATGCGGTTCCACCTGATATTGAATCGGTTTACACCGGCCTGAGTCGCGTCCGTGTTTCCTTGGCGGGTGAACTTAACTACTGATGAATACTTTGAAAATTGTTCAGTATTTCAAGCTTGTTACTGCCCAAGGCAGGACACACCGCTTTCAGAACTACTTCGTTGGCAGTACCAGCACGTTGCTGGGTGAAACCTACGACTTTGCACCATTCCGAGCGGATGGCGCACTGGCCAGTTTGAACGGCGAAAACCAGCAGTTCCAGGTGCTGTTCCCCAACTTGGAATACGCGCTCCGGCTGGTTGAGGAGGCTAACGGTAACCGCCTTAGCCAACTGACTTTCAGTACAGCCTGGCTGGATGGCAACGATCAGATCGACCGGCCTGTAACGGATTATTACTTGGGCATTGGTGCCAGTTTCAGCGAGACAACTATCGAGTTGCGGTTCCGTTCTGCCATTGATAGCGTTGGATCACAGTTCCCTGGCCGCACCCTGACACGCGATCTAGTCGGTCCACTGCCACTCAACGCTGAGTTGTATCTGCGATGAATGACCTGATCGGTCTCAAGCGTGCCTGGGGCGCCATGCCTGGCGATGGCTCTGGCACCGTTGACTGCTGCTTGATGGCCATCGAAGTTCATCAACGCCTCGGCTACTGGAACTACCTTCCTGAAGTGGCAGAAATCTTTGCCAAGTACACCGAGAAAACGCTACCAAAAAACTTCATTCCACGGTGGTTGCTGACGAATGGGACTAGGCTGAAACAACCAGAAACACATGCCCTTGTGCTTTTACCTAGTGCTGGTGTTGGTGCAGTTGGTACAGTGTTGGCAGAGAATGACGTGCTTTTTATCGGACCAGCAGGTTATGTAATTCGCGGTCCTATTCCCCCCAACACTGGCTGGTACTTCAGGCTTAACAAGTGATGCGCAAACTACTCCCTTACGAGCATCAGCTGATTGAAGAGCTGGGAATTACGCAGGAAGAATACCTAGATTTTCTTGCTGTCCAGTTTGATTACAGCACGACACCAGCGCAGCGATTAGAAACACCACAAGGTGAAGCAGCAACAATTGCTCTGGTGCTGACCATTATCGGCACCTTGTTTCAGGTAGCGTCAATGCTCCTGATGCCTAAACCATCAGCAGGCGGTCGGCGACAAACAAGAGAACAACAGTTTGCACCACGCTTTGGTTTTAACGGCAGTCAAGAACTTGCGAAATATGGCGATCCGTTAAATCTGGTTTATTGCAACACCGACCAAAACTCCAGCGGTGGCGTTCGCGTTGCTACATCGCTGATCTGGTCTGCTGTTAGTAGTTTTGGATCCAGTCAGTTTATGCAAATGCTGCTGGCGGTTGGCGCGGCTGAGATTACACAACTGGATTACACGCGTACCGCATTTGGTCAGACGCCATTGCGCAACTTTATCTCAAACAAAGTGTGGGCCTATTATGCGGCCACCGGCAACATGAAGTTTGGATCTGCCTTGGCTCAGGGTGACACAACAGATCCATCCCGCATTGGCGCCGGAGCAAGCGATTTTGTATATCGTGCCAGTTTGGGAGGCAAATTAGTTGATGGATTTAGCCAGGCTT